TTTACCCCCTTGTTTCATAGCCATGATTTTCTGTTTTTCCCCTTCTTGCCGTTTCATTATTTCAACCGAATCGGGTATCCTGAGAGCCTCGTGGAGCGCTTTCTTATCGATAACCGAATCGGGGGATTCCTTTACCTCAATCAATTTCAAATACAGACTCGCAAGACTTTGCTTATCCATGGGAAGCGTTGAATTAGTCTGAACCTCCAAATCGAAATCAACGTAAATCTTATCCACTTTCCCATAGACTTTAAGAAACTCTTCATAATCCTGTTTTTCTTGTGTCTGCCTGACTTTATAATCATCCTCGCCTTCGTTGGGTTCTTGTTCTCCGGGAGTCATAACCTCATTGGCAATCTGTTTATTATTCCCGATCAATCCCCAGGACGTCTTTCCGTTTTCCTTATAATTAAAATATTCCGGTTCGTCAGTGTATTGTTGATCCAAACTCAAAAGCAGATAATTAGCCCGCTTGACGGACCATTCCAGGTTTCTGACCTTCTGTCGAATTCTCGTATAGGTGCTTTCAATAAGAGTGGCTATTTCCCGCGCGGTCTGTTTCTCTTTCTTGACCTCCATACCCTTCGAAATATCCGTAACCCCGGTTTCCTCTTCGATAAACCTGGAAAGCATCATGATGATATTCTGATGAGTCATATCCAAACTGCCGACATCAATAGCCTCGATGGCTTTGCCTCCGGTCATCGGATTCGAAACATAGAAATTATCGCCTTCGAAGAAAGTCTTTTTTAAGGTCTCCGGGTCCAATCCGCAAGCGCCATCCACGTTGAAGTTCTTCTTGGCTAATGTATTGGCGAAGTGAACTATATACTGAAGTTGTTTATTGTCTTCCCGATTCAACTCCTCTATTTGAGTGGGTTCGCACATACCCCAGAACGAATGGGGGACCTTGTAATCGTAAAACGGAATATACGGAGGATGCCCGTGTTTGAATGGCGAGGCTTCATCGGAAAGCAACGCTTCATCACGGGTGAAAATAATTATCCTTCCGTTCGGATATTTCTTCCGCTTCTCGGATCCTTCAAATTCCTTCTCGGAAGTCTTGTCTTCCAGGAACCATTCCACCGAATCGTCTTTGAGCCAGACTTCGTAAACAACAGTACACTTATCTTCCAACTCGAAGTCGAAGAAGTCACTTTTATTTAAGTTTATATCCGATCCGTCATCGGCTTTTACCTTGGCGTCGGGATAATTGGAATTGATCCAGCTTATCGGAACCAGTTTCCGCTCGCCGCATCCGGCACAACCCCATGTATCGTGGTATCCCGAGAAAATAAAGAACGTTCTCGGATCTACCACATCCACGCAGGTACCGTCTTCTCCCCGGTATACTTTCCACAACCCTATGTCGAGGTCGAGTTTATCCCACAGATAGTCGAGTTTCTTATTCCATATCTCAAGGACCGGCTGCATGAACGGGAGGCGGGCGGTAACGTGCCACCGGGGCCGGTTATCCGTCAATAATGGTGCCTGATGTTCCAGGGTGGAAAAAATATAGTTGATAAAGACTTTGCTGTCGTAATCGTTCAGTTTTTCCGTGGCCCACCATTCACCCGTGTATTCTTTCAAATACCGGTTCATTTTATCGATACGTTTTACATACTCGTCGGATGCAAAAATATCATCCACATGAGTCCTGAGCGTTGTGATGAACTTATCGGGTTTCAATCTTTAACCCAACTATAGTGTTTTGCAGCCATATAATTATTACACTCTCTTTGACTGTAAAGATTTTTGCCTAAACTGGCATTCCAACCTTCACGAAATGCCATCCTATAGGTTGCACCGGAAGACCATTTATGCCGTGCCCTGCTGCCGCACTTGGAGCATTTAACCCATTTCGGGTAAGTCTCCCCTGAAGTCAACCTTGTTTCCGTATATCCGCACGAACATTCATAGTCTCTAACCGGCAACGAATACATCCTCCCATTTCATCGTTTTCGTTCTCGGCTTGAAATATGCTTCCATAGCTGTCGTTGCATACCCTCTATAAATATTTTCCTTCCAATAATGTTGAGCAAATGTTTCGACACATTGAAACAACATCGAAGCCGCGTCCACCAGATCATCCTCATCCTTGACCGATCCAGTGAAACATTCCATCTGCCTGATCAAATCCACACATCGAGAGTTTATCCTGCACCGGCCCTCCCTACAAAATGCACCAAGCGTATCCCCTATTCGCTGACGCTTTGTCTTGGTAGGGCTCGTCTTGATCGGCAACAACGGGAATGCTACGTATTTCCCTTCCTTTTTAAGCTCATTCAACTTCAGTTGGAGCAAATACTGAAGGTCCTGCTGTAATCCGAACTCAATTCCTATTCTTGTGGGATCGTATTGCTGCAACTTCCGTATGATCAAATCGGCTTTCTCATCACCTTTCAATTTGACCTTGGTAGCCTCGACGATATAGATAACCCCTCTCGAATTAACGGCACCGATTACAATCCCGGTATGATCCGATGTCTTACTTACCGTGGGTGCCGGGTCCACCGTGATATAGTATTTATAATCATCCGGCGGCAGAACATCATAAGTCGGCTGGGGAGGAGGAAATATCTTCTCGCTTGTCGGAGAGGGATCCAGCATCCACTGGGAGTTCCATTCCTCCAAACGCATCCTCTTCTTTTTCTTCTCAAGATCTTTCAAGGTAAAGTAATTATAAATAGGTTTATTATTCTCTATGGCCCTCCTTATATAAACCCTATCTATGTGTTGTCCCTTGATGATCTTGTTGTACAGGTCAAGGTAATGATAGAAAGTCCCCGTTATGGTGACCTCTGCTCCTTTTTCAATGATCGACTGCATATAAGACCAGAACTGCTCCGCCTTATCCATCTGCTCGGCAGTCTGTATATTCATCCAGGTAACGACATCTTCCAAGAACAAATCGGTAAGATGGATACCCGTAATCTCAGCCCCTATTCCAACTCCCGTCAACTGGGGATCTTGGGGTACAAACCCCACTGTTCGATCCCGCCGCATCGTGAACTCGTCGCCCCTCGAAAGTTCCCAATTCCTGAAATCCTTACCCGGATCGGGGATAATCTCCGGAAATAACTGCCTAAGTAAAGGAGTACAGAGCCACCTCTTGATATCCTTGGTCTCTTTCTCCACAAGCTTCCCCGTGGCCGATATCAAGCCGATAACCCGGTTGGGATTCTGTAAGAGCTTCTGGATGATCCTTACCTTCACCCAGGTGGTTTTCAGATGATCTCTCGGTACAAGGATCAGCTTGTCCTCGTCCTTCTGCAACGCACCGCACAGCCATCGATGAAACTTCGGGTCTATCCGGTCCCTCCGCTTCACCGGACGCCACCCCAAAACTTCCGTACCCAGAAAATACAAATCCGTTAAACACTTCCATTTCAACCACTGCTGGAACGCCTCATCTTCATCCTTGGTATCTTTTTTAAACTCCTCAAGCTTGTCATTTTCTAACTTGGTCATTCAATAAAGCATCCATGGGATTCTCGGGAACATACCCGACTTGCTCATCATAGGGAGAGATCGCCTTCGATATCTTGCCCAGAGCATCCAACCATTTCGCATATCCGGCTTGCGGGGCACTGGCTAAATTGTTCACTTCCGACCCTCCCGGAGTTTCAGGTTCTCCATCCTGCGCATATTCCTATTCCTGTTGCCCAGATCCTCGATGCTCCTGATCAGCTTATCCAGCGTGGAACCGGACTGCTCCTTAACCGGCCCTGGCGCCGGAACTGGCTCCACCACGTCCTTACCGGGAGGAATGGGAGCGGGAGGTTCGCCCGTCGCCTTTCTAAGCAAAGGATCGAAGAGCTTTTCCATAAAAGCAACGTACTTGTCACCAAAACTATCAGGCATGGTACCTCCAAAATCTAAATTCCAGTCGCGGGGAGGATGGGGTGACAATAAATGGACCCAGCGAGCATTTCCCCCCTAGCCCCCTTTCCCCGTCTACTAAATCACACACCCTCACGCTACTTCTCACTCGCCCCTACACGGCCCTACAAGGCCCGTAGGCGCACGCATACGCACTATACCACAATAACCACACCTTAGCCGATCGGATGCACCACAGGCTATCCTCATGCATCTGGTGGGGTGTTTGCCTTACCTGCGGCACCCCGGCCCAGCCACCGTCTGCGTAGCGCTTGATACTCCCGCTGCTTGCACACGTCGGCAGCTGCCTGCGTCTTGGCGTAATGCCCTGATATCTTATAGCGTAGGTCTATGGCCCTGATAGTGTCCGTATGGGTAGGAGGCTTAGTCTCAACGAGCTTAATGACCTTGCCATCATTGTCAAGTATCTCACGTGAGCTGGTGCGGATTGCCGTACCTGCGAGTACATCATGCAGACGGCCTAAAGCAAACTCGTCAGAATCGCCGACTTTATCCAGTATCCTTTCTATCTCTGTCTGCACGCGAGGTCTAGCGAGGATCTCAGGTGCCATC